GTGAAAACGTATTGCAGGGGCCTCACGATAGACAGGGCGATCGTGGAGGAGGCTTACCGCGAATGGCTCGAGGCCCCGGCGGGAAAGAAGAACGGGTGGCGCGTCGCCCGCGAGTACGGCGGCGCGGACGCCCTCATAGACGAGGTCGCCGATGAGATCAGGGGGCGGCGGCTCTCCTTCAGGCCGATACACCGCTACGACCACGTCGAGCACACCAACGGGAAGGTGCGCACCATCGGGGTCGCCTCCATCAAACAGCAGCTGGTCGACTACGTCGTCGTGCACTGCTGCGAGGAGTTCCTGAGCGCGAGGGCCGGGCACTACCAGGCGGCGAGCGTCAAGGGGAAGGGTGGGCTCTTCGCCATGCGCTCCATCAAGAGGTGGGTGTCCGGGGGGGGTCCCTCCCTGTTCTTCGTCAAGATGGACGTCCGGAAGTGCTATCCGTCGACTAGCCACGCCGTCGTCATGCGAATCTTCGGGAAATATATCGGCTCGGCCGACGTCCTCTACTGCATCGAGTCGATCCTCGCGACATACGACCACGGCGGGCTCGAGATCGGCAGCTACTTCTCCCTGCGCGCCGAGCAGCTCGTGCTCTCGTTCGCGTACCACCACGTCGAGGGGTTGGCCAAGGAGAGGCGCGGGAAGCGCCGCCGGCTGGTTGCGCACCAGCTGTGGTACATGGACGACGTGCTGCTCATCTCCAGGGACAAGAGGGACCTGCGCATGGCCGCGAGGTCGCTAGAGCGGTACATGTCCGACGAGCTCGGGCTTCATCTGAAACCGTGGAAGATCTGCAGGGTCGGCGAGGACGAGCCGATAGACATGGCGGGCTACGTCGTGCGGCCGTCCCACGTCGAGGTGCGAGCGGGCACGTTCCTGCGCGGACGCAGGGCGTTCAAACGGTTCGCGAGGAAGCCCGGGCTGCAAAGGGCACGGAGGGTGACGAGCTTCATGGGGTACTTCTGCCACGCGGACTGCCAGCTCCTCATGGAGAGGGACGACATGCACGCTACGATGCGGGCCGCAAGGCGGTACGTATCGAGGAGCGCGCATGCAGCTAACAACATCGGCGACACCGCTCGACGCCGTTAAGGTCGAGCAGCGCCCTGACGGGCAGGCGGACGTATGGCTCCGCAAGAACATCACCGAACAGACCGTCGAGCCGGCGGACGGCGGCGTGCCGTGCGCGCAGTACACGGCAGACGAGGTGCATCTGGTCAAGGCCATCACGCAGGAGGAGGCGGAGGCCTCCTTCGACGAGCTGTGGGACGAGGCAGCGGCTGCGGAGACCCCGCAGGACGAGCGCATCAAGGCGCTTGAGACCGTCGCCAAGGTGTTCAGCGCGGCAGCGCCGCAGCTCGCCCAGATTCGCACGGCGGCGACGCTGTCCATCCAGACCATGGCGGCGAGCCTCACCGACGAGCAGGCCATCAGCGTCTCCGGCCTCATCCCCGCCTTCGAGGTCGGCAAGGACTACAAGCACGGCGACCTGCTCACGTACGAGGACGAGGTATACCGCGTCGCGCAGAACCACACCTCGCAGGCGCAGTGGGTGCCGGGAAGCGGCACCGAGAGCCTGTACACGCACATCACGCTCGCCGGCGACAGCATCCCCGTGTGGCAGCAGCCGACCGGAGCGCACGACGCCTACAACACCGGCGACAAGGTTCACTACCCGGACGAATCCGGCCCCGTGTACGTCTCGAAGACCGACGGCAACACATGGTCGCCGGACGCCTACCCTGCAGGCTGGGAACTCTCCGAATAATAACCGCCATCAAGCGCCCCTTCGGGGGCGCTTCTCGTTTGCGACACCTCCGGGATGATGCAGCAGATCGGAAGGAGGTGACCATGGACCCGTTTCTCTCGCAGATAGCAGTGACGGCCATCACGTCGGCGGTGAGCATCGCGGTCGGATGGGCGATGGGCGGGCTCAAGGGTGCGGCCAAGGAGCGCGCCCAGGCGAAGGCGGAATCCGACAGGGCGCGCGAGGTGGCACGCAAGGAGGCCGCCAAGGACCGCGAGACCACCCGCCAGATCCTCAGGACGCTGCTCTACTGCCGCCTGGCGGACATGCACCGGCGCTACGTCGTCGACGGGGTCCCCTGCACGCCGGCGGAGAAGCAGGAGGCCGAGGAGGTCTTCCGCGAATACCACGACGTGCTCGGCGGCAACGGCTCGGGCACAGCCCTCTACAAGGAGATCATGGCCGCGCACGTGGCCTAGAGGAAAGGAGGCCAAAATGGCCGAGTACACCACCGAAGACATCGACATCCCCGAGGACGCCCAAGGGGCCGTCTTCGTCGACATCCCGGACGAGGTGCCCGTCGAGGAGTACGCGAAGTACTGGCTCCCCGGATGGCTGTACGACGTGCTCAAGTGGGTCGGCCTGCTCGGTATCCCGGGCCTCGCGGCCATCTACACCGGCCTCGCGTCCGTCTGGGGATGGCCCGCCGCCGGGGAGGTCGCGCAGACCGCCGCGATCGTCTCCGCGGGAGTCGGCGTGCTGCTGGGAGCCGCGGAAGCCACGAAGAAGGCCAGGACCGGAAATGGGGCCGCTTAGCCTCGCCGCCGCCCTGGCGCTGCCCGTCTCCGCCCCGCCCACCAGAACTCCAGAATGGGAGCTTCCGGCCGTCACGGCAGAGAAGCGCCTGGAGGAGGACGCGGAGCGGGTCGAGCGCGAAATCGAGCGGCTTCGCGACAAATACGGCCCGCGGACCATGCCCGCCTACTACCAGGCGGACCCCGTGTGGGCGTCCGACCCCTACGCGCACGGGAGCACTATCGGCGCCGCCGGGTGCGGCCTCACGACCGCCGCCATGAGCATCGAGTGGTGGACCCGGCAGCAGTGCACGCCTCGACAGCTCGCGCAGCAGGTTGGGGACAGCTGCACCATCGGCAACCTCAACTACATGCCCGCCTTCGCGGACCACTGCCGGTCGATCGGGCTGTCCGCGAGCGAGAAGTACTGGGACATCTCCCGTGCCATCGCGGACGCTCGGTCCAGGAATACCGTCTGGTGCGCGGGCGGCGGCAGGCTCGGCGCGCGCAGCTACGGCGGGCACCTCGTGCTGCTCTGGTGCGACGCGGACGGCGCTCTGCACATCAACGATCCGGCGTGCGCTGAGAACACCCGCATATGGAGCGAGGACGAGATCCTCGCCGCCGGCAGCTATTGGACGTATTCCATCAGCGTTTGGAAGGAGTTCTAGATGGAAGAGGACGAGAAGAAGGTAGCGACCATGTTCGACGAGCCGGCGGAGGGCGAGCAAGAGCCCGAGAACTCCGCGATGGGCTCCAAGCACGAGGAGGGGGCAGAGTAGTGGCAGGCATCCTCCCGACCATCATCGACATCTCCGAGTTCCAGGGCGGCATCGCCTGGGCCACGTGCAAGTCCAACATCCACTTCGCGATCATCCGCGTGCAGGACGGCACCTACCAGGACGCCCGCGCCGGCCGGAACATCTCCGAGTGCGAGCGCCTCGGCATCCCGTATTACGTGTACGGCTTCTACCGCAACGGCGGCGCCGTGGAGGCGGCGCGCCTCGTCTCCCGCACCAAGGCCCTCGGCGGAGCCAACTGCCGCGGCCACGTCCTCGACGTCGAGGTCGGCGGCCAGTCCGTGGCGGGCATCAACTCCGCGGTCGCCACGCTCAACCAGACCGGGCGCGACACCGGCGTCTACATCGCCAACCACCTCTACTCGCAGTACGCGGGCGTCAAGGGCCAGAAGTGGACCTGGATCCCGACCTACGGCGTGAACGACGGCGCGGCCCACACGCCGCCGCGCCACTACTGCGACCTGTGGCAGTTCACCTCCGCCGGACGCGTTCCCGGCATCGGCGGCAACGTCGACTGCAACGCGCTCAACGGCAAGCGCGACCTCGCATCGTTCACCGCCGGCGCGAAGCCCGTCGAGCCGCAGAAGCCCGAGCAGGCCGACCCGTCCCTGCCCTTGCACGTCCTGGTGGGCAACGTGCTGTCCGGCATGTACGGGAACGGCGAGAACCGTAAGGCGAGCCTCGGCTCCCGCTACGCAGAGGTGCAGGAGGCCGTCAACCACGTCTGCGCCGCCAAGGTGTCCGTCCTCGCTGACGAGGTGCTGGCCGGCAAGTGGGGCAACGGCGACGAGCGCAAGCGCGCCCTGGGCACCCGCTACGACGAGGTGCAGGAGGAGATCAACCGTCGCGCCGGGGCGTCCGCGAAGAAGACCGTCGACCAGATCGCGGACGAGGTCCTCGCGGGCAAGTGGGGCAACGGCCAGGGCCGTCGCAACCGCCTCGCCTCCGCAGGCTACGACCCCGATGCCGTGCAGGCGAAGGTCAACGCCAAGCTCGGCGTGACGTCCTCCAACGCGCACTGCTACACCGTAAAGTCCGGCGACACGCTGTCCGAGATCGGCGCAGAGCTTGGCGTCAACTGGAAGGACATCGCCGCGAAGAACGGCATATCCTCCCCGTACACCATCTACCCAGGGCAGGTTCTCGAAGTATAG